AGTGACGCCAGACACGAAGAGGAGGATCGACCAAATACTAGACCGGAGAAACGAAATCAACCAGCGTGATAAGTCTATCTCGCTTCGCTCGATGCCGTTAGAGACAGGGTTCTGTCAAGAATAAACGAATCAGGCGTTGAACATCAACACTTTGTAAACCACACGTAAACGCAAGTAACTTGCATTAAGGAATATGAATATGAATAGAAAAGGGTTTTTGAAACGAATCGCAGGGGTGCTAGGGATCGCTGTCGTGGCGAAAGAGGTTGCGGCTAAGGGCGAACCTGAGTGCGGGTATCGCGTTAGGTACATGAGCACAGAGGAGTATGATGAGAAGTTCCCGAGACATACAGGCATCGACCTAGCTGAAGCGAAGGACTTCGATGTGCGGTGCGAAGAGAGCAGATACCGAGGAACCGTAGCTCGATCCATGGAAAAGCAAAGAGAGCGTAATCATCAAGTTTCGGCTATGATGGATGAACTTTGGAGAAACCATTTAAACCGATCGTAATATGGCGTACAAGAAATCAACCAAACCGAAACCCAAGAAACGGAAGCCGAAGAAGGGCGGTTACTAATGGCCGCGCCTAAGGGTAATCAGTTCTGGAAGATCAGGTCCAGGCACGGAAGAACCAAGCTATTCGAAACGCCTGAATTGCTATGGGAAGCAGCAACCGAGTACTTTGAATGGTGCGAGGCGAACCCATGGAATAAAACTGAATTCAAGGGGTCCGAAGTAGAGAGAGTATTGGTTCCAACCGAGCGGCCTTATACTCTTACCGGGCTTTGCATTTACCTAGATTGTTCAAGCTCATACTTCAGGGCATTCAAGTCTGATCCCCCAAAAGACTCAGAAGATTTCCTAACAATCATTGATCGAATTGAGGAAATAATCTATACTCAGAAGTACGAAGGAGCTGTTGTTGGAGCCTTTAACGCCAACATAATTGCCCGTGATTTGGGACTCGCAGACAAGAAGGAAATGACGGGTGGGCTTACGGTTGTTGCGATGGATGCGACCGATGAAAAGATTTAAACTCACGGTCAAACAGCTTGCGGCTCAGGTTATTTTTGCTGGGATCGCGACGCATATCCTGCTTGTCGGGGGATCGAGATCAGGCAAGACATTCCTAATAATCCGGAACCTCGTTACAAGAGCGCTCAAGGCTCCGAGTAGTCGACATGTTATATTCCGCTATCGGTTCAACTCGATCAAGGCGTCAGTTGTACTTGATACATTTCCGAAGGTGATGCGGTTGGCGTTCCCCGGCGTTACCTTCAACCTCGACAAGACGGACTACTACGCGACATTTCCGAATGGATCGCAGCTATGGTTTGCAGGTCTAGACGACAAGGAGCGAGCCGAGAAGATTCTCGGGATGGAGTTCGTAACCATCGCCTTTAACGAGTGCTCACAGATCCCCTATGGATCGATAGAGACCGCGATTACCCGACTGGCACAAGAGGTCGACCAAGTAATTGAAGGCAAGGACGCTGTGCCGATGAAGACGCGGGTCTATTACGACGAGAACCCGCCAAGCAAAGCGCACTGGACTTATCGGCAATTCATCCAGAAGCTGAACCCAGAGACCAAGAAGGCGCTGAATGATCCGAATGACTACGACCATTTTTTTATACAGCCTGGCGATAATCAGGAAAACATTTCCAAGGAGTACCTAAAGAACCTCGAGGGGCTTTCCGCCAAGAAGCGGCTAAGGTTTCTAAAAGGTCAGTTTGGTGAGGCGGTGGCCGGTGCGTTGTTTCAGCTCGAGGACATAGAGAAATGGAGAGTGATCGACGGTGAGATTCCGGACATGGTCCGCGTTGTCGTCGCGGTCGATCCCTCTGGATCCGGAGATGAGGACAACGCAGACAATGATGCGATAGGCATTGTGGTTGCTGGACTTGGAACGGACGGTAACGCCTACATAATCGAAGATTGCACAATCAAGGCAGGCCCTGGAACTTGGGGAAGAGTGGCGACCGACGCATTCGAGCGGCATGAGGCCGACGTGGTAATCGGTGAGATCAATTTCGGGGGTGCCATGGTTCAGCACGTCATTCAGACAGCCAGGCCTAGAACTCCATACCAGAAGGTAACGGCATCACGCGGAAAAATCCAGAGAGCAGAGCCATTCAGCGCACTGTACGAGCAGGGAAAGGTTCGGCACGTTGGACAGTTTCCAGAGCTCGAGGAGGAAATATCATCCTTCACTACTTACGGATATGTAGGCGGAGATTCTCCCAATAGGGCCGACGCTCTGTTCTGGGCACTTGCTGGATTGTTTCAAGGCATCGTGAATCCCAAGAAACGGAAGGCGATCAAGCCCGCTACGTCGATCTCTAACCGTTGGTGATTCATCTCTATTGCAAATGACTTGCAATGCTAACGCAATCTTGTTGCGTTACTGTCATGGCGATCGAGATCCGAAACAAACTCACTCCGATAACGGCTGATGATGATTACTACATTGAGATAGATAGCCCCCATTACGACTACACGGTGATTGTGAATTTTACCACGCCGGGAAGCGCGGGAACAGTGGCACTTAAGGACGCGCAGGAGGTGGCATACTTCGACGACGCAGCAACACCGGCCCCAATATTAATCCCGTTCGATCACGTGGCTACTCCAGTTATTAACAAGTTCGTTCTCACTCCTACTGGTTCGAGATTCTACTTCAAAGCAGACTCATTTGCAGGCGGAGCGGTGGCTGAGGTTGTTGTTCTAAAGCAAAAGAAAAGCGTAGTTTAGTCCGATGGTTGCGATATCGCTGACAGATAAGCAGTCCAAGGCCGAGAAACACAGGAGCCTGGAGGATTTCGAATCAAACTTCCCTTTGTTCCTTTTGGTTAAGGGATTTAGTCGTGATGTCGTCGATAGGTACGGGCCAAAGTCTCGCAAGGCATTGGTCAAGAAGTACGTTGCATGGAGATTAGTCCAACCGTAGATATGGCATCGACTGACACAAAGGAGTTGAGATCACTACACGCGGAAGCTTTGTTGCTCTTTGATAGCGTTTGGGGTACTCAGTGGGAAGCCCGGCAGATGTCTCTCTATGACCGAAGGATGGCGACTGAGTACGGTGCCCAGTATGAGGGCCGCGTTTACGAGCAGTTCGAGAACAAGCCCAAACCGGAGTTCAATAAGATTAAGCGGTCGTGTAAGCGGATCCTGAGTGAGCTTCGAAACAACCCTATAACGGTTGATTTCATTTCAAAAGACGGCAGCGACAGAAGCGATTTAGCAGGTGTTTGCGATGACTTATACCGCAGCGATGAGCAAGACAGTGTAGGAGATGAGGCATACGACCTTTGCGACGAAGAAGCAGTAAAGGGCGGTCACGGAGCATATCGGATGCGTGCTGTTCGGGAGGATGAGTACGACGAATGGAATGATCATCAGCGTATTCGCATAGAGCCGATTCCCGATGCAGATATTTCGGTTTTCTTCGACCAGAATAGCAAGCGCTACGATAAGGCGGATGCTGGATGGTGTATCGTCCTTACTGCTATGGTTCGGGACGCATACGAAGACGAGTTCGAAGACGACGTTGTATCATGGCCAACTACGATAGAGGATTACAGTTTCGAGTGGTCAACCCCTGATTTGGTTTTCATCGCTGAATATTACAAGGTCGTCGAGACCACTGAGAATGTTTACGTCTACGAGTCGCTAGATGGGACAGAGGAGCGATACAAAGAGAAGGCATTCGAGCAGGACGAGAACCTGCGCAATATGCTCAATGCCACAGGATGGAAGCTTATAGAAGAACGCACGGTAAAGCGTCGATCCGTTCACAAGCTCATCATGAGCGGCGGTAAGGTGCTCAAGGATTGCGGGATGATAGCCGGGAAGAACATCCCAATCATACCGCAATACGGAGACCGGAGTTTCATAAATGGTGTTGAAGTTTTCTCAGGGCATGTGAGGGCGGCAAGAGATCCTCAGCAGGTTTACAATGCTATAATGTCATGGTTGTTTCAATTGGCCGCTACAGGCACAGCAGAGAAGCCCATATTTGACCCTGAGCAGATAGATGAATTTTCAACAGAGTGGAATGAGGACAACATTGACCCTAAGGCGTACTTAAGAGCTCGAGCTCTAAGGGATGATCAGGGAAATGTGGTTCAGTCCGGTCCATTAGGATACACGAAGGCCCCAGAAGTTCCTCCAGCGATATCGGCTCTGATCGGGGTTGTGAATAATGATCTAAACGAGATTCTCGGCGACAGTCCGGAGTCTGAGAAGATGGTGAGCAATGTGAGCGGAAAGCTCGCTGAGTTGGTTCAGTCCTATAAGGATCTACCATCGTTCATCTACGGATCAAACAGAGCTAAGACACGACGCAGAGGCGGCACAGTTTGGCTCGGGATGGCAAAGGATCTGTATGTTGAAGTGGGCCGCAAGATGAAGGCCGTCAATCGCGAGTCAGAGGTAAGGCAGGTCATATTGAACGAGCCAGCTTTCGACGATTGCGGGGAATTCATTCATAGAAACAATTTCGCTGACGCAGACTTCGATGTTTATTCCGACGTTGGCCCAAGCAGCAGCTCGAAGAGAGCGAAGATCCTACAGGATATCCAGGGATTCCTCCAATACACTCAAAACGATCCGGAGCTGATGAGAATCATGACTCTGTTCGCGATGAAGAACATGGAGGGTGACGAGGTGGATGTGTTGCGTAAATTCGCAGACAAGAAATTCATGCAAATGGGAGGCCGCGAGCCTACCAAGGAAGAGCAGGCCGAAGCAGCTAAGGCAGCGGAGAACGCGCCGCCAGACGCCAATCACGAGTTGCTTATGGCTGAGTCTCGTAAATCCGACGCACAGGCAGAGAAGGCCGACGCAGAAACAATTGAAACCTATGCAAACATAGAGAAAATACAGGCTGAAACCGCAGAGACGTATTCGGGGATAGATCGAGAT